GTCTATGGGTTGGCTTACTTTTAGCTTGCCCCGTTCGAACCTTACCGTTTTTGGTAATCCATCGGGTTTTTCCTGAATGTTCACGGCCAGAAGCGAATACAAGTAATCTCAATCTATTATGTTTTGAGTCGAAACCTTTGTCCCTAGTCTCTCCAGTATTCACAAGCCAGGGTTTTCTATTGTTCTTTTGCTTACGAGGTGCATCATCTTGCAGCACACCACGCCCCTGAGTCATCAGGTTTTTGTAACTCTTGATAATATTCTTGCTTTCCTTTGTCCAGAATGCACTAAGATTAAAATTTGGTTTGAAAGCCATTAGTTGAGCATAAGCCTTGATTTATAGAAGTGGTGGAAGAGATGATAAACAACACCGCCAACGGCTATAGATTGCAGGAAGTGGTAATAGTGACTATCACTAGGAGCATCGACCTTATCACCGTGCTTTAATACCATGACATCAAAATCAACCAGCATAGGTGCTGGATTAGCATGCTTATAATAAACAACTATCTTTCCATCATCAACTGCAAGGCATGAAATAATTTCTGAGCCTGCCGGAACCTTAGCTCTAACCCTGTTTTCCAAAGTCATAGCTTCAGGCTCAACAAAGAAATGAGAGATCCCAAAGCTCCCAGGTGTTTGAGTTGGTGCTGGTTCAACGCTTAAAATCTTATTGAATATCTTGCCTGTCTTTTTCATGTGGTAACCATAGCCCTTTCTCTTGACATCTCAATAGCATAATGCCAGGATATTTCTGCAGCTATTGCAAGCCCGTACATAATCTCATCCTCAGTACCGAATGAAAGTTTAATAACCATCCTCTCATATTGTTCTGGATCAGTAATCAGATAAAGCCGCTCACCAATCCTAAAATCATCCTCATTAAATATTAGTTGCATTGACTTAATCTTCCTCTTTTGTTAGTGTAAGCCTCCAGTATTCACCAGAAGCCCCGTCAAAAAAGACTATAGAATCAGAACCAGCTTTTTGTAGCCTCTTGAATATTAACCCTAGTGCCTGTTCCTCTTTTATGATTTCTACACCTGAGAGGCAATCTTTCTTTTGCGCCATTTCCTTACCCTTTCAACCAATTCATTCCTAGCTGTAAATAGCCACGAATCGTTTTGCGTGTCAATAACACAAGCTTTGGTTCCATATCAGCCTTGATCAAATCCTTATCCAGCCCAACCTCTTTAATAGAATTGACTAGCATAGTCTTAACCTTACTCTGATAGTCTGAGGTTATTCGAGCTTCATCAGATAGGAGTTTGTTGATACTGCCCATTATTTTACTTCGTCCTCTATAATTTCGTCATCAGTTTGGCCTGGGACAGTAACCTGAAGCCCCGTCAATTCTTCATAGTCCTCAGTATTCTTTTTGAGAAAGTCTTTCGCTTCATCTTCAGTAAATTCTGGATTCTTGGCCATTACCCATAGGATCGGTGAGCTGGTCCCGTCTTTCCATTTCTTTTGTTCTAAGGTGTATTCCTCATCATCATCAGTTACAAGTGTGGGTTCCTGGTAATCCAATTGGACTGTATCAGCAAGAGCTTGATCGAATTCATTCTCTTTCTTGTCACCTTTAGTATGATAGTTGTGGACTCTCACAAGTGTTTTGTGCAATTGCAAATCTGGATAGCGAATGATATTAATATCGTGCGCCCAGTCTCTCAGGAGTGGTTCATTTTTTAATCTTAGAGCGATCCCTGACATGGCTTCCATCATGTCTTGCTTTAGGAGTGAGCCGATATTGTGAGTATTTGAAATGATCCCGAAAAGAGACTCAACAAATTCAATAATGTCCTCATTGAACAATTTAGCTTCGAGAATCTCAGCTTTCATGTCACTTTTCCCAAGTTCACTCTCTGGGAAATTAGGGTTTTCCATACCAGTTTCTAGCTTACCCTCATCATTGTCAACACCTTCAGGGCGGAAGTTCATAATCAATAATCTAATGGTTTGCCTAATCGAATCATCATTGCAGACCGTGAAGAGAATATTAATAGCCCTCACTAGTTCAACAAGTGAATCCATAGCATTACCCCAAAAGGTGGCTCCGCGCTCTGAATAGCGATAGACATTAACAGGCCAGTAGGGTGGGCCAGATAGATCAGTAGCAGCGTTTTTATCGTTTACTGGGATGAATTTGGGACTCTCTGGAATCTTCCCATTTTTCTCAATCTTGTATTTATAATGCTCTGTCTCTGCGGATCCGTCCTCGTTCATTTGAATAAGGTTCCAAACAAAAGCCCATCGATCATCTTCCTCACCACGAAAATATGTAAGCTTTTTAGCCTGAAATACAAAGTCCTCGAAAGGCTCAACAATACAATTGCCAGCGTGTAGTGTCCCGTCTATGTGGACTCGTTTTAGTTGCTCACTCCATTTGACCAGGGGAATAGAAATATTATTAAAGCGACACATCTCAAAGTTTTCTTGAAGGAATACAGGCATTCCCAAGTCTTTCCAGAATGCTTTCAGATCATCTTTCTGATCTTTTTGCTCATCATCAGCCCATTTATAGATAGGTGTCACATCATAAACATTGCAAATCTTCCTGAAGAATGACGGAATAAGCTCATCCATTAAGACAAGCTTAGTCTTTTCTGCCTTAGCTTGACTCATATAACTAGCTAAGTCTTTTCTAAGGATTCTTGCTATGTTGACAGCATCACGGGTAAAGAATACTTCCCGAATATTTGCCAAGGCTGCTCTCTCGCTCGGACTTGCTGGAGATAACGTTAAATTTGAAGTGTTACTAAATGCTGCTCTAATCAAGCTTGTTTCTTCGCTCATACTGCTACCCCTAGCTGTTTAAATTCGTGAGAAAATTGTTCCCAGACAATATAGTCAAAGTTATCGGATGCATGCGTTTGTGATAAGTCTTTTTTATTTTTGCCACCTTTGTTATCACTTTCATTGCGCTCTAAATCTAAAATTAATAGGGTGCATTTGCTATTAATAAAACATCTCCTATGCTCCATCAAGCTATTTGCTATATTTACCCTGTTATTTATATTCGGATTACCTGCTGGGACTTTGAGAATTACCTTCCACTTATGAGCCTTTAGCGTTTCCCGGATAATGATATAATCGGTTGTGAAATCTCTTATACTCTCGAAATCATTCGAAGCATCACCCGTTACAATAACATATTTATTCCTATGACCCTTGAATTTATCGACAAAGGCTAAGGCGGTTCGCTGGGTCTTGGCATCATGAGGGATAACAACTTGATCAACTATTTTTAATCTTTTCTTCCCCCTGAGTGTGTCAGTTTGTGCAACACTCCAGGCCATTGGAGTTTTATTGAAGTCACAAGTCAAATATAACATTTCGTCTGGATCAATCTTGGCAACATCATCATTTACAAGATCACGGTGGAAAGCGTAATAGAGTTGGCCGCCCTCCTGGTTAAATGCTCCCTCGAATTCCTGTTGGAATGTTAGAAGGTCGAGCGTTTCTTTCGCTTCCTGGATCTCCTCTTCTGGTAATATGTCTGAGCTAAACCAATGAGCATAAGCCCAATTAGGGTGATCTTTCGATCTGACAAGTGAACCTGAATTGTGACTAGATACCGGGATTACTCCATCAGTTGCATATAAAGCTTTAGCCTTGTAGTGAAGTTTGCCACGCTCAGGGACACCAATTAACCAACACCAGCCCGATCTATCAGCAAGGGCAGGGAAGATATTCTCATCCCATGCCGTTGGCTTCATGTTTCCAAACTCATCCAGGATTCCACCGTTCCATGGACGACCCTCTATACGTGCCGGAACGTCTAACCCTACAACCCTAATCTCTGATTCAATACCGTCACAGATTGTATATATGGCTAATTTGGTTTCTGAGGGTGTCTTACTCCACCAAGGCTTAGTGAGTGCTTTTAAATCTTCCCAGTATATATCAGAGGCTTGTGGTCGTGTAGGTGCTGCAGCGAAGTAATAATTAACGTCCCACTTTGTTCTTGTGGTTGTGGCTTCCATTACAAGTTTACGTTTAGCAATCTCAGTCTTACCGGATCTTCGGCCTGAAGGGATTATGAAAAACCTAGGGATCATGTCACCGAAATAGACCCAAAGGTTCATCAAAATGTATTGAATAAGGTGGTTCCTTAAATCATCCCACCTTTTGAAAGGATCAGTTGCCACCGGAACGCCTTAGCATGAATGCCCTGGTTTCGTCTGCTGTTAATGGGTTGACTTCATCTTCAGCGCGTTTCTCTCGACTATAATTGACAGATTGCCATTTGTCTGGAGCGCGGTTTCCAAGATAATAGAATATTGCTTGGTCAGAAGGTATGACATGCCTGGTATAGGTCTTTATAATCGTCTTTTCTGTGCCATCTTTATATTTTGTTATCTCGGTGTGGATCTCCTCATACTCGAAACCCAGACACTTTTTAAGAAGCGAATTTTCTACACCCTCAATTGCCTTTTTCAAAGCCGCTTGATCTACTGTATCACGTCCCTTTTTTATATAGGGGTCAAATAAGGTCAAGTTAGTCTTAAATGTTGAGAGTGAAATACCAAGAGCTTTCGCCATCTTGGCGTAGGAGATATTCTTAACAGACATTTGTTCAACAGCTTCAAAGTGCTTCTGTGAGGGTATGTATTTTCGAGCCAAATTCAACCTTTCTAATTGAACGGCTCAGGTCAGTTGCATTTCTAATATAGAGACCGAAATACAGGTAGGCAATGATTTATTCTAATGGAATGCCCAGCCATTGGCGTGAGCCGTGAGAAGGACGAAAACTCTGACTGGGCAAATAAATTTAGCATAATATCTCTTTATTCATAGCCCATTTCGAAACAGCGTCTTTTGTACTCGATTTCCATTGCCTCAAATTCGGCGATACTAATTCTTAAGGTGGTGTTGCTAAGCCTCCGAAGTTCATTGACTCTTTCGAGCCCGTATTGCTCAACCATGAAAGGGTAATATTCAGCACCGTTCCCCCCCAGGTTTATATTACATCGATAACATTGCCCGTGAACATTATCTTCGAGGTATCGGGTAGCGTTCCCTTGAGCTGAAGCAATGAAATGCCCTGCTTGCATGGTCTTGTAATGCCCTCTATGATCACAGGTTACACATTTGATATTCGTCTGAATCCCTTAAACGGATATAGCGAGAAAACCAAGTCCACGCTTTTTTCTTGGCACTACTTATTGTTTTCTTTTTGACCTTTGCTTTCATCAATTAGCCTTGTTTCTTTTGAGGTTACGCCCTCTTATTGTGATATTATCTATCACTTTTTAACGATTCTCACCTTCAAGCTTTGCATGAAGTCCTCTGAGTCGTGTATTGTTTCCAGGCTGTCAACCCTCGTTTCAAGAGCCTCGTGCCTTTCGTCAACATTATCCAAAGAAACTGCAAATACCCACATTATAGCAACCATTATTACGGTACAAATTATTGTGCCTCTGTTGTCCATCACTCTATCCTTTCAGCCTTGGTCTTCATGTGGTAATAGGTCATAGAGTGCGGATAGCATTTGCCTGTCCGCTCCCTGAATACCGAGCCTCTCAAACTGCGGATCGTTCATGTTGCCCAATAATTTCTTGAGGACTTCTGCTTCTTTCCTGTTTAGTTTTAAAACAAACTTCTCTTCTATCTTCATTGCTTACCCCTTACTCTTTGGTGGTTCACTATCCTTGCAAACTTCAAGGATCGCGTCAAATACTTCTGCTTGTGCTTCATCTGAAAGAATTAGCTTCGCTCCAATATCAAAAGCTAAATATTCATTAACGTCTATTATTAACCGCCTTGTCTCTTTTGAGTTCAATAACATTAACCCCTTCGCTACCATCTCCCTTGGTGTCTCTGTGCGAGTGTTTAAAAGCTTCCTTATCATCTCAATAGGGACATCAACGTAATGGTTGCCTTGCCTGTTGGCACAGAACATTATCTCTAATTCTGTTTTGTCGTCTGATATATCCAAGTCGTCAATATCTTTTATCTCATATCTTATGCTCATACTTTTCCCTTACTCTTTGGTGGTTGTGGGTCTAACATTCTGTAAATTCTCCATTAGTCAACCACCCATGCCAACCACACCCGCCAAATTTAATATCATGAACAATAGATGGCTTGTATGTCTGTGTCTTTTTATTGTAAACATGTTTTCCTCTTGATGCTGAGACTACACCACAACGGGGGCAAGCAATTACTAACTGCGTGAGGCCGTTTTTCGTGACAACTCTGGCATCACCCCTGTTGAGTAGCTGTTCGTTACCCGTTACAAGGTTTAGTTTCATATCTCTGTACTCCATCAAACTTCGGGACTTCTCTTTGGTATTGCCAGAATACCACAATATTAAAAGCATCTACCCATTTATCTCCAAGAACCTCTATGAATTTTTTACCATCCCAAGTAAGATGTTCAAGCCCAAAGGACATGCTTCCATCGTCGGTCACACAATCGATTTGTACTGCATGCTTTTTCTCTGGGATTGTCGGCAATTCATCATCTACGCTTACCCATCTTGGCTCATTAGTGCGGGTGTTCCAATCATCAAAGATTACACATAATGCCTTTTCTTCTGCATCTTTTGAATATTCTAGCAGGTCATCGTCCCATGTTTCCCTTTCTTCAAGGGTCAAGTTATCACATTTCTGGATTGACATTGAGACACAACAAGAAAATTCTATGCAAGTCCCTGCTGTATCAATTTCTGGTAGTTCTCCACAAAAAGGGCAGTTTTTCAGCTCACTCATCTAATCCTCCATTAAAGGGCGACCCGAAAGTCGCCCAGTAGTTCAATGTAGTTAAACGTCTGCACTAATGTCTACACCAAAGGCAGACTTCATGAGCTGAGCGTCCCCCGCTGTACAGCTTGACTCTTTTGGTGGGAAGAAGAATAGAATGAACGAGAATCATAGTGTTTACCATCTTTTGTAATATACACCTTTACATTCTCCTCACCCATCCACTCCTCCATGATATGCTCAAAGATAACATTTTCTTCTTTAACCAATTGTAGGAATGAACCACCCTCTACCTTGTTAATTTCATAGCTATCACACTCCATAACCTTCTCTACTGTCCAGCTTACAATTTTTACTTCATACATACTTGCTTTCCTTTCTATCTATCTATTCCCTCGTTCAAGGTGAGGGCTTGCCTTCTTTACTCCCTATAGTCTCATTGATAGGATATATTTCTCGATGTTGCTCTATTGTCCAGTCTATATATTTAGTGCCAATGTGTTCAACCATTTCTTCAGGCACATCGCATTCCCCGTTCTGGTAAACGAAGCATTCTGGCCCACAACCACCACTAATCCCGACATTGAAACAACCACTTGTACCAACCGGATAATTACTATTGCGGCCATAGGCTAACGCATTACCGTGCTGCAATGCTTCTTCTGCGTTTTTAGGGACATCATTAAAGATTGTTCCGCGACCAGTTAAGAACTTACCAAACTTTTTCATTTTGTCCCCCTAACCAGACTAACATCATACATCCGCCCCTCCTTGGCTCCATGAAGTCCTCTGCAATAAGCGACCATATCACCTTCAATATTCTCAAAGATTACAACAAAGTCAGCCTTCGGGCTATCAGCGATTGACTCACGT